AAGTGGCAGGGTGAACTCCTCAAACAGACTTACGAGGCCAATCCGCTCAAGGATTATATGGGGACTGGCCCCGACTCTATCATTCAGATAGAGAACGACCTTAAAACCCAAAAGGGTGATACGATAAGGTCGTGGATTAACGTCTTACCCACCGGAAACGGGCAGGGCAATGACGGAACGTATCTGACCAACGAAGAGGATTTGTCCCTCAAAGCCTTCCAGTATCGGATAGGTGAGAGAGGACACGGCTTCAACGGGCCCAACGGCCTGACCTCCGACCAACTGGCCGCGATGGACTTGAAGGCTTACGCCACCGGAAACATCAAGGACTGGATTGCTATGATTCAGACCGCAGACATCATCTCTGCCTTAAGTGGCTTTAAGAATATGTCCGTTGCCGGTCAGGTTACGGGCGGTCTTGCCGTTGATGCAAGTGCCGCACAGATTACCACAGTCAATCAGGTAGCACCTACGAGAAGTGCAACTGCGATAAGATACTTCTGCGGTGGGCAGACTACGGCTGGCGTGGTTAATAGGGTCGCTAACGTGGCCTCAATCTCCACGACTACCGGCTATCTCGCCGGATGCAAGGTTGCCGAGTATCTCAAGATGATGGCCGAAGCCAATATAAAATCGGACGGAACGCTTCTAACGAAGATTCGCCCGATTATGATTGGCGGCAAGCCTCACTACCTCTGGCTGGTCGACCAGTATATGGCAAAAGCGATTCGCAACGATAGCGAATGGCTGGCCAACTACCGCTACAGCGCACCTCGCAGCGAGGAAAGCCCTGTCTTTACCGATGCAATCGGAATGATTGGCAACGTGATTGTGAAGGAAAGTCATCTCCTGCACAGACGGACTGGCGCAAACGGTATTACCGCCCCGGAATACTTCGATGCCACAACGGAAGCTGTTGTCAATACGATTTCGGTTTGCAGAAGTCTCTTTCTGGGCGCACAGGCGGTCAAGCTCGGCTGGGCAATGTTACCGACCTATAAGGACGGCTACAAAGACATGCCGGCGGCTACCAAATGGGCATGCTATACGCAGATGCTTTACGGCGTCAAAAAGACCTGCCTTGCCTCTACGGCTGAGCCTCCTGTCGATACGGCGGATACGGAATATGGCTGCGTCATCGCTGATGTAGCGATAATCCCTTAAGAAGTGTCAGTTTTTGCGGTTTGGGGTGGGGAAACTCACCCCTGCCGCAATTTTTGAAAGAGAGTTTAGGATATGACAAATACTGAAATTTTAACGGCGGTTAATCAGATTACGAGGCGTGCCGAAACTTCGATAGACGATTATTTGATTCAGAGTGCGCAGGAAATAAGCAGACGTAAAGCCTGCCTGGCGGAAGAGGCGACTGGCAATACCGTAGCCAATGTGTCTTATATCGACAAGCCGGCAGACCTTGTAATTCTCAATAATGTCGTTATTGATGGCGTTTCCTACGACCCGATTACCTTTGATGAATATCTCAATGATATTCTAAACGGTGTTTGTCTGCGAGGGGACTATATTTACATCAGGCCGACACCGGCAACGGTGGCCGCATATACGGTCTATTACCGCAAGGAGCATCCGGCCTCCGCAACAATCCTTCTCCCTGATATTTTTAAGCAGGGAATCATTCACTACGTTGCGGCAAGAGTTTATCAGAAATACGAAATCAACGATAAGGGCGATGAACAAATGAAATTTTACGAATACGAGCTGGCGAAGGCGAACCTGCCTGAAATTCCGCTGGTGTGTAAACCAAGAAAAACGAATTGCAGAATTTAGGAAATAATCAAAATGAAGACAGACCCCATAAATATTGGTAATCCGGCTGACCCAAGTAAGCCGTCTCTGGGTGCAAGTTACATCAGGACTTTGGCGCAAGCTATTATCGAATGGGCAGGAATTGACCACTATGTTGGCTCTGCGACTAACAATGCCTACGATGAGGCCGAAGCCGGTAAACATAATCAGGTTACATACCGAACCAAAAAGACGGTCAAGCCGCCTTTAAGCACAAGCGATATGGGATGCGATTACATCAAAGGCACGACAGCCGAAAAGTATTTTGAGGACGCTGCGGGTAATGAGATACAACTAACCGATGCAGGCAAGATACGACTTCGCAGCACTGACTATAAACTTGCTCACAATACTAATCTTGTCGGCATAGATGCTTCAGGGACGGGGACGGTTAATCTCATTAAAGTCAACGCCTCGAACAAACCGGAGATACCAGATGGGGCGGTGTTGGCTTCAAGTGCCGCACCGACAGTTAATGCAGGTTTTGCCAATAAAAAATATGTCGATGATAGTCTTGCGTCAGGTCTTGCGTTAAAAGATGGAATTTTGCCTTTGGTTTTTGGCGGCGAGGAAACTGAATCCGTTACTTTCCCAAACGGTTTGATAATAAAGATGGGATATGTAGCACCTAACTATACAGAGAATAATACCGTTTCGTTTGGAACTGCCTTTCCTACTGCACTTATAAGCTTATCTGCTATTTTTGTATGCTCTGACCATACTCTCAATTCTTTGCAGGTATCATCTAATAACGTAGTAGGGTTTGTAATGCACAAAGGAGACAACTATTTAAGGGGCTTTTACTGGATAGCAATAGGAAGGTAAGCAATATGTCAAAACTAACAGCTCAGCAGAGAAAGAATCTGGACAAGAGCGATTTTGTTTTTCCGATGGACAGGAAATATCCGAACATCGGCAAGAAGAAAAGGCAAAAGAAATAATGCAACGATATGGAATTTATTCTCCAATTTTAGGTCTACGGAAAGATATTCCTAACATCCTTCTCGATAAGGCTTTCACGCCGGATAATGAGGATATTCTGTTTTGGAACGGAGAAATTGAGAAGGCTAAAAAGAGACTGCCTCTATTAACTCGGAGCGCATATCAGATAACCGATAAGAATAATACCAATAAAACGCTGACTGTTGACGGAAATCATATTATCGAATTTGACCCTACGGACACTATCGGGGTTTATCTTCAAGGCGATACGAGCAAAACACAGAGAGGGACGTTTACCGTTGTCGAGGCAACCGCTTCGGGAACGGATACGATTATTACAGTAACGGCGGCGATAACCGACGTTGTGATTGGTGATTTCCTTTATAACAATACCGACGGATTTACCAATAATCTTAAGGTTGCCGCGCCAGACGGTTTTGAAATCATAAAATATCACAGGCACATTGCAGGAGACAGCACCAATTTTACTTTGGCCTTTACCAAAGCCCACGCCTACTACTGGAACACTGTTTATACGGAATGGACGGAATTGTTTGAATGTGCCTCCGACTGCGAATACTGGAGTGTCCAGTCCTTTTTCGGCGGCGTTGTCGCTACGAATAACGTAGACTATCCGCAATGGTGGAGTGGAGATACGGAGGACAGTTTTGAAAAACTCGGCGGCGCAAGCGGTCCCGAAATATCAACCGGAGTTTATATCAATAAGGCGGCGGCCTGCTATGTATTCGAGGACAGTATTTATCTGGGCGGGTATTCGTCTACTAAAGGCGACACTTATCCTAACGGAATGATTCTATGCGGTGTCGCCGATGAAACTGCGTGGATGCTGAACGAGACAAGCGGGGCAGCGGCTTTTCCGGTGGTCGGGAAAGGCATTATCGTGGCCTTCGGCAAAAAAGGCAATTTACTCTACGTATTCAAGGAGCGCAGTATCCGTATTTACTGGGCGACTGGAACGACTACTATTCTCTCCAGTCAGGCATACGCTAATGAGGTAGGTTGTTTCTCACAGGATTCCATCGGTAACGACCACAAGGGCAATCTCTACTTCTACGCTTCCGACAAGACGTTTATGGAGGTCGATTTGGGGATTATCTCACAGGGGATAAATCCTATCGCCGAAAATGTCAATCAGGCGTATCTCAAAAAGATTAACTGCGGCTTCGTTGAGGAATACAGCGAAATGTGGTGGAACATTCCCTATGGTGCAGACCAGACGACCAACAATAAAACCCTCTGCTACAAAGACGGAAAGTGGTCATCGCGGAATATGTCGATAACCGCGATAGGAACGGGCGTATTTGTCAGGGGTGAAACTTTGACGTGGCTTACGCTTCCTTACGCTACTTGGTATGATTGGGACTGGACAAGCTGGATTCTGCCTGCCGGAGAAACCGGATTCCCTATAGATATATGCTCCGACAGTTCGGGTTATACATACGCTTTGCACAATAGTTATCTCGACGACAACGAAACTTATGAGAGCTATTTTGTGGTCGGAACAGACTTTGAAGACAAACGGTATTTCAAGCGTCTTGTCTTTGTGAATGTCTACATCCGAAATGCCACTTACGGGACAATGGACTTATACTTCAAGCAGGACAATGAACCTAACTGGCAGTATGCGGGCGAAATATCACTGAGCGGGGACAATGATATTCTGTGCGTAAATCTGCCTGTCGATTACAGATTTAAATATATCCAGGTCAAGGGCGTTTCTTCAGACAGATTCAATTTTATCGGTATTGATTTTGAATATACGATTGCAGGGGAAAGATAAAATAAGGAGATAAATACAATGAGTAGTCCAGAAATAGCATTAAGTCCAAACAAAAAGACCAACGGTTACGACAAATACCAGATTGAAGATGCCGCCAGAACGCTCAGCAGGGCGAGGGAAATACAGGCCGACAAAAAACTGTTTCCACTGGCTTTGACGGAATTGAAACGGCAACAGAAGGCTATTAACACAACCGTTAAAGAGGTCAGCAAAAATACTACTGTGGACGGAATCGTAAAGTCTTTGACGGGAAAACGGAGAAAATAATGCTAAACAGTCCGCAGACAATAACGCTCGACAAAGAAGATTTAGCGAAACTGGCTAAACAGACTGAAGAGGCCTACCGCCGTTTGCGGAACGATATTACTACTTCGGTCGAGCCGATAGACGAGCCGGACAGATTCCCTGATAATTTTCCTGATTTTATCAGGAGGGACGGAACTGTTGACTTTACCGGTGCGGAAAAGGCTGCTGACCACAGCACAGGTTCTAATCCGAGAATTGTAAACATCTGCTACGGAACGAGTGCAACGCCGCCTGCGGCAAATACGACAACACACGGAACGATTTACATGCAATATACGGCTTAGATAAGAATGAGTAATGCAATTAAGATAAACGTTAATGGAACTTGGAAAGATGTAGGAACAAAAGGCTCTCTGAAACTTGACGGGACAGGTGATTATATATCTTCTCCCGACCATTCAGACTGGGATATCCCTACAGGGGCCTACACAATAAGTCTTTTCTTTAGGCTCACAAAAATACCTGACAAAATGGAGGGTCTCGGTGAAACTATGACCTTAATGGGACAAGGGCAACCATCGTCAAATTTTTGGACTATAAAATTAACATCTACTGTAAACACGGGGTATGTCAGATTATCTTTCCTGATTGGGAATAGTATCTGGCATTTAGCGCCAGATGTTCCAATGGTTATAAATACTTGGTATCATTTAGCTTTTTGTAAATTATACGATGAGGGACTTGATAG